GCGAGGCGTATCAAGAAGGAGTTAAAGGAGATGTTATGAGCAGACTAACTGATGCACGAGATGCAGTGGGTGGACTAGCTAACCCAAGCAAAGTTCCGTGCAGATCCACATCAACACCAGCGGAGAACTGTCACACTGGTTCCAAGCTCATGAAGGTGAAGGGGTCTGTATGTGAGGACTGCTATGCTTGCAAGGGTAACTATGTTTTTCCTAATGTAAAGAAGGCGTTGAAGCGTAGACTTGATGCTCTTTCTCATCCTGATTGGGTGGAGAACATGGCGATAGCTATCAACAAAGCGCCATACTTTAGGTGGCATGACTCGGGTGACATCCAAGGTGTGTGGCATTTGTCTAACATCGTGGAGGTAGCAAGGCGTACACCTGAGACTAAACACTGGTTGCCTACGCGTGAGGCCAAGTACGTGTCGCAGTACAGTGGTGACATGCCGGACAATCTGATTGTGCGTGTGTCTGCTGCGATGGTTGACGGCTCACCACCGAAGAGGTTCAGATTGACATCAACAGTACACAGGAATAGAATCCCTACTGACTCGTTCGTATGCCCCGCACCTAAGCAGGACAACAAGTGTGGTGAGTGTCGAGCGTGTTGGGATAAAGCAGTACCGAACGTAAGTTATACACATCATTAGGAGGGTAACGATGGGGACAGCTAGTATGTATGGTAATCAGGTGATGGATGTGGAGTTAGACTGTGAGTGGATGTCTATCTACGCAACCATTGAGTACTGTGTGTACGGTGACGAGGAGGACTTAGTTGAAATCATATCGGTTAAATGTCGTGGAGTTGACATCACTGAGTGGGTCAATTCTAGTTATATATTTGATCTTATTGCTGATGACATGAGCAATGCAGACTATCACGTTTACGATCACGGAGAGACACCATGACTATTGTTCAATTTGATACAGCGTTACCTGAGTATGCCGCACCGGGAGAGCGTCCTGTCTTGCAGGATCTGGTGCGTATCTGTCTTGAGGACAACAACAGAGTGTCCGTATGGGACGGGGAAGAACTGTCTGTGCAGGGATGTAACAACAACCTCAACATCCTGAAGAACTTATCGCAGACTGATATGGATCAGCTAGAGGTGTACGATAAGGACGGTAACTATCGTGGGTTCTTCTCGTTGATATACAACAACGGATCAGAGCATGATCCTATGATTGTGATCTCTGATTACAGTGCTAACGAGTGGACAGAGCGTGTGTACCGCAGGCTCGAAGAAGTATACGGAGGATATGAGCTATGAGTTATTACATCAAACCAGTTGATGAGCTAAGACCGGGACGCCTTGCTGTGTACCGTATGGTAAAGAGGCTGCGTGACTTCAAGCCAGAGAACGGTGTTGAATACATGGTGTTCCCCAGTAAGAAGGCAATGAAGACAGCGTTGTTTATTGACTTGTACTGTGGTAAGAATGGTAAGCTAGTCAAGCTCAAAGACAGATCGATGATGAGGTTCTAACATGAGACACGGTATGACGTACGCTCAGATCGCTGAGGTGTTGGGTGTGTCAAGCGAAACAGTACGTAACATTGAGCGTAAAGCGTTATGGAAACTGAAGCGGTCAGGTAAGTTGGACAGGTTCAAGGACTTGTTGGATGCACCTGTCGAGGAGTATTACGGTGAAAAAGTACCGAGAAAATAACGTGTGCTGTGACACCGAGTGTGCTATAATCTCTATATAGATAACTAAGTATTACTATTATTAATACTATTACTACTATTACTAATACATAGGAACTACATATGACTACTGATCAAATGATTGAAGAGTTAGTTGAGTACGAGTTTCAGAACATCACGCTGGTTGAGGTGGTTCAGATATACATCAAGCTACAACGTGAGTTCCTCAAGAGTCAGTTAACTGAGGATGAGGTACGCTCTAAATACAACGCCTTGTTCGGTGATGAGGAGGTAGTACACTGATGACATTCGTAAAGTTACACCAGCAATGTGATGACTGTGGTTCTAGTGATGCGTTGTCCTACAATGAGGATGGGTCTAGCTACTGTTTTGCTTGTGCTAAGTTTACCCCCTCACCAGAAGCCACAGGAGGCTCTGTGAGCAACATTAAGGAACGAGTAGTACCAGCGGCAGGGTTCGACAAAGCGGCCTTTACAGAGCCATACAGAGGCTTTCAGGACAGGGGGCTGACAGCTACCACCATGTCTGCGTACTCAGCACAGCAGAAAGCAGGTAACATTCTGTTTGGTTATCATGATCCGCAGGGTGAGTTAGTGGCGGTGAAGACTAGGTATCCTGACAAGCAGTTCAAGATCGGTGGGGATTGGAAGAAGGCTGGACTGTACGGTCAGCACCTGTTCCCTACTGGTGGTCAATACATAACCGTAGTGGAGGGAGAGTTCGATGCGCTGGCATCCTATCAAATGTTCGGTGGTAAGTATCCTGTTGTGTCTATTCGTAATGGTGCCCAAGGTGCTGCTGCTGACTGCCGCAGAGCCTATGACTTCCTTGACCAGTACGATCACATCATCTTCTGCTTTGACAATGACGATCACGGCAGGTCGGCTGCTCTAGAGTGTGCTGATATCTTTGGTGGTAAAGCTAGGATCTTCCATCACGGTGAGCACAAGGACGCATCTGACTACCTAGTCAACGGTGACAAGGAAGACTTTGTTAAGCGGTGGTGGGCAGCGAAGACGTACACACCTGATGGTATGGTGATGCTGGGTTCTCTGCGTGAAGCGCTGAAGAAACCATTGGAAGAAGCAGAAGTACGCTACCCATACAAGGGACTAGATGACATGACGTTTGGGATCAGACCGACTGAGCTAGTCACCATCTGTGCTGGCTCTGGTCTGGGTAAGTCTACGTTCATGCGTGAGCTAGTCTTCTCCATACTCAGTCAGACCAACGACAGGGTAGGGCTGGCGTTCCTTGAAGAGACACCTGATCGTACTGCTCGTGGTCTGGTGGGACTACAGATCAACAAGCCGATACACCTACCGGGCTGTGACTACTCACCATCAGAAGTAGACAGGGTATTCGACAGCCTCAACCTTGATGATCGTGTGGTACTGTGGGATACGTTTGGTTCCAACAAGATAGAGAACGTACTGGCACGGTTCAGATACCAGATCAAGGTACTAGGTGTGCAGTACATTGTGCTTGATCACATATCCATACTAGTATCAGATCAGGACAACGGTGATGAGCGCAAGGCTATTGACGAGATCATGACGAAGCTACGTATGTTCTGTCAGGAGATGCGTGTGTCCATGTTCATCGTGTCACACCTGCGTAGACCTGAAGGCAAGGGACATGAGGACGGTGCATACACCAGCCTTGGTCAGTTACGTGGCAGTGCAGCTATTGCACAACTGAGTGACATTGTGTTAGGATTAGAACGTAACGCACAAGCAGAAGATCCTATGGTACGTAACACCACCAACGTGCGTGTACTGAAGAACAGGTTCAGCGGTATGACAGGACCAGCCACATCGCTGATGTACAACAAGGACACGGGGAGACTATCAGAGGTATTTGAATGAGGTGTGTTGCTTGCGATAAGATAATGACAGACTATGAACTGACCAAGAAGTTCAGCAACAGTGGTGAGTTCGTTGATATGTGTAACGAGTGTAGTCGGTTCCTTGCTGATGATGACTTGATAGCAGTGGGCAACATGGACTATGCTACCCTTAGTGATCTGGAGGAAATTAAAGATGTCGAAGATGGGTCGTTGGATTATGGAGCAGGAGGAGAATATGGAGAGGAGGACGATTGGTCATGAACTTTCAGAAAGACAGCAGCGTGATCTTGCCTACTACGAATACTCTCTTTTTGGATATAGAGACAGATGGTTTGAATCCAACCAAGATACACTGTGTAGTTACAAAGAGATCAAACGAGGAGCACTTGACCCACTTATCTAGAAGGAGTTTGATGGATGAACTGGCAAAAGGTGGACATGTTTGTGGTCATAATATTATTGGCTACGATCTTCCTGTTTTGTACAGGCTATGGGGTATACGCATTCCTCAGCACAGAGTTGTGGACACGTTGGTTCTTTCTCGCCTCTTTCATCCCGATCTGGATGGTGGTCACAGCCTCGCTGCTTGGGGAACTAGGCTTGGATTTCCTAAAGGAGAACATGAGGATTGGGAAGAACTATCTGAAGAGATGGTGGCGTACTGTAAAAGAGATGTGGATGTCACTCACAGATTACACGATGCGTTGATGGCACAGATGCAGATGTTTGGTTTTACTAAGCACTGCGTTGACCTTGAGCACAGTGTGGCGTTTATCTGTAGGGATCAGGAAGAGAACGGCTTTGAGTTTGACAAGGCAGGTGCAATAGAACTGTATGAAGAACTCACTACCCGTATGAACAGGATAGAGAATGATTTACAACGTGTGTTCCCACCCATAGTAGAGGAGAGGATCAGTGATAAAACACAGAAGAGACTCAAGGACAAAGTTACGGTATTCAACGTCGGTAGTAGACAACAAATTGCAGAGCGGCTTGCTAGTAAGGGCGCTGTGTGGAAGGAACTCACTCCCGCAGGAAAACCTAAAGTCGATGAGAGTACACTCAAGAAGCAGACTCACATTCCCGAGGCAAAGATTATTCTCCGTTACCTTCTCTGCCAGAAACGCGCATCGCATGTTGACTCGTGGATTAAAGCAGTTGGAGAGGACGGCAGAATACATGGACGAGTCAGACACATCGGCGCTGTCACCGGTAGGATGGCACACTCCAATCCGAACATGGCTCAGATACCTGCGGTAAGGGCTGAGTACGGAAAGCGGTGTCGTGATCTGTTCACTGTTCCTACTGGTCGTGTTCTTGTTGGTGCTGATGCTAGTGGTCTTGAGCTACGTATGCTGGCTCACTACATGAACGATGAGAACTACACCAAGGAGATACTGACAGGTGACATACACACTGCCAACCAGAAAGCTGCTGGGTTAGATACACGCGATCAAGCTAAGACATTTATCTACGCGTTCCTGTATGGTGCAGGTGATGCCAAGATAGGTAGCGTAGTAGGATCAACCAGCAACGCAGGACGTAAACTCAAGGAGAGATTCCTGCAGAACACACCGGCACTGGCAAAGCTACGACAACAGGTAGCCAAGGATGCAGAGTCTGGCTTTCTTACTGGTCTTGATGGCAGACGAATACGAGTACGTTCACAACATGCAGCGTTGAACACGCTACTACAGGGTGCTGGTGCTGTGGTAATGAAGCAAGCAATCATCATACTGTATGACATGCTGGCCCGTGTTGACTTCAAGCTAGTGGCACAGGTACACGATGAGTGGCAGATAGAATGCCGCCCAGAAGACGCAGACTTTATTGGTAAGTCCTGTGTCAACGCAATGATATTCGCAGGTGAACTCCTGCAACTGAACTGTCCGTTGGACGGAGAGTATAGAGTTGGTAATAGTTGGGCAGATACCCACTAGTACAATTCTATTTTATGTGGTATAATATTAGGGTAAGTTTAACTAGCAGGAGAAATGCTATATGTCTAATGAAGCACCCAATGTAATGGTCAACTGCACTTTGTTCTGGCCTAAGCTGACTCAGAAGAACGAGCTTGCTGACAAGTTTACTGTTGACGTTTGTAATCTTTCAGACGCTGCTGTAACTGCGTTGGAAGACATGGGTATTACTATCAACAACAAGGGAGATGAGCGTGGACATTTCATAACATGCAAGTCTAACAACAAGTACCGTGCGTTTAGACCAGACGGTACAGAGTTGCTTCTCAAGGGACGCACACCCAGAAGTGATGAGGATGACGTACAGTCAGGATCCATTGTTGCTAATGGTACTGAAGCACGTTGTCTCATTGGCTACTACGATTGGGAGTACCTCAAGAAGAAGGGACGCAGTGCTACGCTCAAGCGTTTAGAGATCACCAACCTAATTGAGTACGCACCAGAAGTCGAAGAGATGGAAGCTCTGTGATACTAATCGACGGTGACATGCTGGTGTACCGTGTTGGGTTTGCTTGTGACGAAGAACCTGAAAACGTTGCAACGCAAACCCTAGACAACTACCTGTCAGAAATGGTCATGGATTTGTCTGAGCACTACGCATCCAGCATTGTGTACTTAACGGGTAAGGGTAACTTCAGGGACGAGGTTGCCGTTACCCAACCCTACAAAGGTAATCGTGACAACACTCGCGTACCTGTACACAAGAAACTGCTTCGTGACTTTATGGTATCTGAGTGGAACGCACAGGTTATTAACGGTATGGAAGCTGATGATGCTATTGCTATCAAGGCTACTGAGCTAGATCACAAGGCTATCATCTGTTCATTGGACAAAGACTTCAAACAGATTCCTTGTCCTATGTATGACTACACCAAGAAAAAGTTAAATGCATTTAAACCTGTTGAAGCTATGCGCTGGTTGTACAAGCAGGCACTGATGGGTGATCGTGTTGATAACATACCGGGTATACATGGTATTGGTCCTAAGAAAGCAGACAAGATCATTGATCCTTGTTCTACTGAGTGGGAGTGTTACAGTGCTTGCCTTGCTCACTATTGGGACAACGATCTGGATGAAGACAGACTACTAGAAAGTCTTAACCTTCTGTACCTGCTGCGATCACCGGACGATAAGTATGAGAAGCCAAGTGAAGTTTGATTCCAAGTTTGAGAAAGAAGCCTACGACATTATGCAAGGCTGCGAGTACCACCCAGAACAACGACTCTTTTATCTTGTTCCTAAACATTATGAGCCTGACTTTGTTTACAAACACCGTGGCAAGACATGGTACATAGAAGCAAAGGGTAGGTTCCGTACATCAGACGAGGCACGTAAGTATGTCATCATCGCAGAAACTCTTGGGCCAAAGGAGGAGTTGGTATTTCTCTTCCAACGAGCCAGCACACCAATGCCGGGATCCAGAAGAAGAAAGGACGGTACACGCTACACAATGGAAGAGTGGGCAGAGAAGCATGGATTCCGTTGGTACACTCTTGAAACAATACCTACAGGATGGAGAAGATGAGACACTTAGTCATACCTGATACACAAATAAAACCAGAACATCCCTTTGATCACATGCGGTGGGCAGGTAGATATGCCTGTGCTATTAAACCTGATGTGATCGTACATCTGGGAGATCATTGGGACATGCCATCGTTGTCCTCATACGACGTAGGTAAGAAGTCCTTTGAAGGTAGGCGGTACTCTGCTGATGTCGAGGCAGGTAACGAAGCTATGCAGGTGTTCATGGACTGCATAAGAGCAGAGCAGACACGCTTGCGTAGAAGAAAAAAGAAAGTGTGGAAGCCAAGACTTATCTTTACTATCGGTAATCATGAGCAACGTATTGAACGTGCGGTAGAGAACGATGCAAAGCTAGAAGGGTTGATGAGTTATGAGGATCTTAATCTGCGCGGTTGGGAAGTTTTTCCGTATCTTCAGCCTGTCATTGTGGATGGCATTGCTTATTGTCACTTTTTTACTAGCGGTGTTATGGGCCGCCCAGTCACGAATGCAAAGCTACTGTTACAAAAGAAACATATGTCATGCGTCATGGGACATGTACAAGACAGAGACATTGCCTTTGACAGAAACGCAGCAGGAAACAGAATGACCGCCTTGTTTGCTGGTATATACTATCAACACGACGAGGAGTATCTTAACCCACAGACTAACGGATCATGGTCTGGTCTTTGGGTATTCAATGAAGTAGACAACGGCACGTTTGATGAGATGCCTGTGTCTATGACGTACCTACGGGGGAAGTACGGTGCTAACTCTTGACGAAATACTTGAACGGATTGCAACACGGTATGATGAAATCACTATCATGGAAGCATTAGAGATTACATCTGAAGAGTTAGTTGAAAGGTTTGCTGACAAAGTAAACATTAACAGTTGGAAGTTTGACTTAGAGGAAGAGCATGAGCATTAACGACGCAACCCCAGAGCAGTGGGACAAAGCAAGCAGGACAGTGTACGGTAGTTTGTACCATCCAAACGACCATGCAATAAAGAAACAGATAGGTGGCAACCACTACAGTCGGTACACCATACAGCCTATTGATTTTATTATTGCTAACAAGCTGGATTGGTGTGAAGCCAATGCAGTTAAGTACATTACAAGACACCAGCACAAGGGTGGAGTAGAAGATATAAGGAAAGCTATACACTATCTAGAGATTCTTCTGGAGCGTATGATCAATGAAAATAGTTGAAGGTAACTTTGGTGGTAAAGATAACGACGGTATTAAAACCTCTCACTTTCTTGCGTTGTTATCAGCACGTAGTTTAGAATACGAAAAAGAAGAACGACCCATCAAGTGTGTTGTTATTATGTATGAAGACGGAGAAGTATTTGAAGTCACAGCTACAGAACAATACCCTGATGGTGTATACTTACTCCTTGGTCTAGCACAAGCAGCAATCATCAACGAAACTTTAGGAATAACTTAATGGACGCATACCAACAATACATACACAAGTCACGGTACGCTAGGTACTTACCGGAAGAGAAGCGCAGAGAAACGTGGGAAGAAACAGTAGCGAGATATGTCAACTACTTTGCGAACAGGTTTGACATCGAAGACGTTTACGATGAGATCTTAACAGCCATTGACAACCTAGATGTTATGCCATCTATGCGAGCACTGATGACCGCAGGAGAGGCACTGGATCGTGACAACGTAGCAGGATTTAACTGTAGCTACCTACCTATAGATCATCCCAAAGCATTTGATGAGATGATGTACGTCCTTATGTGCGGCACAGGTGTTGGCTTCAGTGTTGAGCGGCAGTACATAGCTAAACTACCTGAGATAGCAGAGGACTTTCATGACACAGACACAGTTATCCATGTTGCGGATTCGAAGATCGGATGGGCGAAATCGTTTAGGGAGTTGGTTTCATTGTTGTATTCAGGTCAAGTTCCCCAATGGGACGTCAGCCGAGTACGACCTGCAGGTTCCCCGCTTAAAACTTTTGGAGGCAGAGCTAGCGGTCCAGAACCTTTGCTCGACTTATTCCAATTCACTGTGGGACTTTTTCGGCAAGCGGCTGGAAGAAAGCTTACATCCATTGAATGTCACGATCTTTGCTGCAAGATTGCTCAAATCGTCGTCGTCGGAGGAGTCAGACGATCAGCACTCATCAGTCTCAGCAACCTCAGCGATGACAGACTGCGACGATGTAAGCATGGAAAGTGGTGGCTTGAAGAACCACAACGAGGACTAGCTAATAACTCTGCATGTTATACAGAGAAGCCTGACTTTCAAGCATTTCTCAACGAGTGGAGTAGCTTATATGAATCACAATCTGGTGAACGAGGTGTCTTTTCTAGAGTGGCAAGTCAAAAGCAAGCTGCAAGAAACGAACGAAGAGATGCTACCTATGATTTTGGAACTAATCCATGTAGCGAAATCATCCTCCGACCCTACCAGTTTTGCAATCTATCAGAAGTTGTTGTCAGGCCAGACGATACGCTCGCTAGTCTCAAACGAAAAGTACGCATTGCGTCTATCCTTGGAACTCTACAGGCTACCCTCACTGACTTCAGATATTTGAGGAACATATGGAAAACTAACACGGAGGAAGAAGCACTGCTAGGTGTATCCTTAACAGGTATCATGGATCACCCATTGCTCTGCGGGAGAGGAGACAATGATAAACTCAAGAAGTGGCTTGCGATCATGCGTCAGGAAGCTATCGACACTAACAAGGTCTGGGCTGCAAGACTTGGTATCAATCCGTCTGCCGCAATTACTGCAGTTAAGCCTTCAGGTACTGTTAGTCAGTTGGTTGACAGCGCTAGTGGTATCCATCCTCGTTATAGTGCACAGTATATACGACGAGTACGCGCAGATGCTCGTGATCCACTATGTGCCGTGCTAGAGGCTGCTGGTGTCCCTGTAGAGGACGATCTCATGTCACCTAGTACTAGGGTATTCTCCTTCCCTATCGCGTCTCCTGAGGGCGCTGTGACAGCCTCAGAGATGGGTGCTATGGAGCAACTAGAACTATGGGAGATATATCAGGACTACTGGTGTGAGCACAAGCCATCAATGACTTGTTACTACAGAGACAATGAGTTCTTGGAGGTAGGTCAATGGTTGTACAACAAGTTTGATAAGGTGTCAGGTATCTCCTTCTTACCTTACTCAGACCATGCGTATCAACAACCACCCTATGAACCTATAGACAAGAAGACATACAACGAGTTAGCTAAGGTTGCTCCAAAAGAAATATCGTGGGATATAGAAGAGGCCAGCGATATGACTGAGGGATCACAACAACTGGCCTGTACGGGAGACAACTGTGAGTTGTAAGGCGGTGGCTTTATCTGTTCTTATGTTAACAGCCTGCACTGTAGTCAACACTGCTGATCCACAGTGGGAGTGGCCTCACGACATGAAGAATATAGAGTAACCGTTGCTCTTGCCTACGTCCTCTGGCTTGTCTTTCGGGTCATGGGGCGTAGGTATTCCTTGCTCCTGCATCTTCTTAATACGTTCCTTAGAACGCTGACACATACTGTGATAGTCAATAGATGTATAAGATACTGTATGCTTATCGTCTTTCATTCTTCTGTTAGTCCTTTTATAGTTTTGCCAACAATAGGAAGGGATTCAAGTGACTCATCTGGTATAGGATCAGGCACCTCTCCAGCCATTAAAGCACGAGCAACTGAAGCCGTGTCTTTTAGAACAGCAGCAGGAAGAGTAGCACCCACAGGAGGTAGTATGTTATTCATAAAGGCAGTGGCAGGATCACTCATGAATTTATCATAACCATAATCATTAGCGCCCATAGCTCCAAAGGTAAACACCGATCCTATCTGGTACAACGCACCCATAGCTGCTTGTTCAGGATCAGGAACCTCTCCCTTGATAACCTGACGGCCCTCGTTAACAAGACCATAACCACCACCAGACAACACAATGTATCTCATAGCGTTTTGCAAGGCTTGTTTCTTGTTACCATCACGCCACTCTTTAAATATCCTACGCTCCATTAAATCAAACTGCTTGATAGCAAAACCTTTTAACATGTAAAACAAACGGGCATTAGGATTAGCCAAACCAAAAGCAGTCTGAGCGGCAGCATTAATAGGCTGTAACCTAAACAGATCAAACATAACAAGATCACGGACTAGTTCACTACGGATGTTACCAGCAGCAATGTCCCTTTTTAATTGGTCTATTTCAGGTCTACTAAAACTGTACTGCCATTTAGTATCAAACGAACCATCAGCTATATCTTGTCTTGCTTTACGAAAAGAAGCATTCATGATACGGCTTTTACCAAACTGATCTAGCTTAGAAAAACCAGACCAGTTCATAGACCATTCAAGTAAGGACTCACTAGCCTGTGCTGCATTCTCTAGGAATTTGTTACCGCTGATCTTGTCGCCAAATAACTTTTGATCTGTCCCTTTCCTAGCTTTACGGACAAACTCACCAAAGACTTGACGAGCTAGGCCCATGTCAGCAGGGTCAAATGAAATACCACCTTTGTTAAACAAACCACCTAGTACGTTACGCACACCCAATTCAAACGATGCGTTGAACAGATCATGCACGTTCATTAAAGCACCATATGGGTTAGCAATAGTACCTACATAACCAAGACTACGTATTAACTCTAACTCATGGGACATACCCTTGTTAGCGTTAATACCAAGATCGTCAATAATTTGTTTAGCATTGTTAATTTGTACGTCAGACAAACCCTCACGCTTCAGCGCTTCTTCAATGATACGATCATCAAACAATTTAAAAGACCCTGCTTCTTTAGCTGCAGTTTCTTCTAATGTCTTTTTACCCTGAGCAACAACAGGTTTACCAACAGTACGGAAACCTAACTGTTTACCTAGCTCCATGCGGGTTAGTGTTTGACGCTGCCATCTCCAATGAGAATCAAAAATATTTTCATATTCTTGTTGTTTCTCTACCGGTCTTTTAGTGTTTGCTTTTCTCCACTCTTCCATAGAAGGACGTTGAATATTTTTAGAAGCAGCATCCTCTGATTTAGCTTGTGCTTTTTGTCTGAAAGAACGAAGACTAAAATCATCAGCAGTAGATGTCACATTAGAGTGCATCCACAAACGTGATAACTCACCTGCGGTAACCTCTCTACGATACCTTGCAGAGAATTGTAGATTGTCATCAAAGAACTGGTTGAGTCTGTCTTCTGCTCCTTTACCAATCTTACCTCTTGCAATGTTAATAGCAGCTTTAAGACGTTTCTCTCTAAACTCTTGGGACAAGCGTGAGTTCATTACATCTAACAGAGCGTCGTTAAACTTTACATTCTCTTGTGCTAGTTCACGGAACGGCTCCATCCCCTTCCACATTTTATCTAGCACAGTTTGACCACGAACAACACGGTTCATGCCGCGAATAATACGCTCTGAAAAAGCCTTGCCTACTGTTTGTTCAGCAAGAGTAGCAAGAGGAGAAGCTAAACGACGTAGCTTTACAATAGTACTTTGAGCTTGTGGTATTGTTGTATTAACGTCTTTAGCAAGTCTACCTGTAGTCATATCTAACAAGTCTTGCCTTAACAAAGATAGCTCTTCTAGATTTTCAAAAGGCTCGTTAATCCTTTCTCGTAAAACTTTAATGTCTTTGTTAGAGTTAACAACACGATTAAACTGTTTCATGTTTACGCCCATATCTATAGCGTAGTCACGCATACGGGTAAACATACTACCTAAGTCAGAAGGTAACGCACCTTGTCTTCCTATGGTGTCTCCTAAATATTCTACCTCTCGCATGAGCAATTGAGTAGCTAATTCATCATTAGTTAACTCAGCAGTAGGACGGACAACCTTAGCTTCTTGTATTAATTGTTCTTGAAGGTTAGCTTTCTGCGTGTTTAATTCATCAACAGATCCAACCTGACGGCCTAGTTGTGGATCAAATATACTGTCAAAGATGCGACCTACAATAGCACCGCCTGCACCATAGTACAGACCCTTCTCAAGTCTATCTGCTGCGTCCTCACCTACACCAATACCGTAAGCACCAGCCTCTAAACCACCAGCTACCGCAGAAGAAGTAACACCAAGAGCACGTAACGAATTAACAATACCAAGACTTGTAGGTAACGCTCCTGCTATTTCACCATACAAAGCAGTCCTTGGACTAAGTTGAGAGAACTCCTCCATCTCTTTGCGGATACGGTTAAGTGCTACATCGTATTCTTCACCAGATGCCAGAGCTTCTAACTCTTCACCAAAACCAAGCGTCACTCCTTGTGCTATTGCTCTTAACGCACCACGTACATCTCTAGATTCTCTAGCCTGCTTATTAAAAAAGTAACGCTCAACAGGATCTTCAGGCGCGTCTATACGTCCCAGTTCTACTTTTTCTACTCTACCCCTGTTAAGATATTTTGCTACAGGATCAATAACAGGAGCAACAGTAGGAACAGGCTGCATAGCTTCCATTTGAGTGGCTGCTAATTCAGACTCAAGACGCGGAGTAGACATAGGAGGTACAACTACAGGTTCACGTTGAGGTACAGTAACTTCTGCTAGACGTTGATCCATTGCAGTTGTATAGTCAGTATACGGAGCAGGTATTTGTTTTTGTTCACGTTGAGGTACAGTAACTTCATCTACTTTACCCGCTCTTTTAGGTACAGTAACTTCTGCTAACGCTTGTTCAGGTACACGTTTAGCATCAACAGTAACTTCTGCTAACGCTTGTTCAGGTACACGTTTAGCATCAACAGTAACTTCAGGAAATTTACCGGCCCGAGGAGGAACAATAACCTTGTTAAGATATTTCTCTACAGGGTCTATTTCTACCTTCGGTTCAGGTATAGGAACTTGCCCACGTTTTGTAGGTATAATAGGTTCAAGAACTCTTTTAGCATCTACTCGTACTTCTTCTAGAGTGTCTTCAAGTTTCTTGCGATCTACTTCGTTAGGAAACGTAGCTTGATAATCTACATAAGGAGAAGGTATTTTTTTCTTTTGACGAGCAGGAACTTTAACTTCATCTATTTTACCAGAGCGTCTTGGTACAGCAATCTCATTTAAAATTTTATTAAGTTTTTCTTTCTGCTCAGGTATCTCTTGTAGTTCATCTTCACGTAAAACGCCAAAAGTATTAACAACAAAATTAACAGGAAGTTTTAATGCTTGTGCTAGTTGCTCGGCTGTAGCACCATTATCTATAGCCTCTTTAGCTTTTGTTTTTATATGTTTAGGATCACGTACTACTTCACCTGCGTTCCACTTGTCGCCTAAAACAGCGCTATTATATTTTAGTAACTCATCTACAGAAACGTCAAAAATTTTAGCAACTTGCTGTCGCGTTTCTCCAGATTTAATTACATGAGATTTTTGTGTGTAGCCTTTTTCAGCCATTAGATTGTACTTCCGCTATTTTATAGGATTAAAAGTAGAGGGATCTAAACTTCGAGAACCAATGGCTTGCGCTTCTAATTCATTTAATCTACGTATAGCAGCTTTTCTAGACAAGTCTTCCCTGTCCATCAAAGCATTAATAGCAGCCTCTCTATCTGCTGCTTCTTGTGCTGCCTCTTCTTTATTAATTTGCCTTCCTTCTTCTAGACGAAGATCGTGTTCTTCTCCTAATAAATCAAGAGCAGTTTTAATAGCCACTTGAGGATCTACATCTGGATTCTTTTCTATTTCTTGAGCAATGAAAGAATGAAAATCTTCTTCTAAATCATCGTCAGTACTAACACGATTAACAAGCTCTATTAAATCTTCTCCATATACCCACTCAGAAATACTATCTTCTTCTAGTAAATTCTCAACCATTCTTTCTGCTTTAGCGTCAAGCCTGTTTGCGCTACGTTCAATTCCTAACTGTCTTGTATATTCATTATCAATAATAGAACGTAAAGTAGTAACCGCGCTTCTTTGTTCACCAGCAGATACTGTTTGATTAGGATCGTTTTTACGGGCAAGCACATCAAGAGCAGCTTGAACCTGTGGATTCTTTTTTAACTCAGGGTTAGCATCTAGTATTTCTTTGTGTCCTTTAGGTAACACACCTTCGCTTACCAGAGTCTGATGATCATCGCGCACCTGTCTTAAACCTGTAGCTTCACGCACCAATGCGTTTTTTTCTCTTTGAGTAAATCCTTGCGGATTATCTTCAGCAGACGGTAGTTGATCTACGTAAGCAACAATATCTGTTACATCTCTAGAAGAAGCAAGAGCATTAGCAACACTCTCTATTCTTCTTTCCGACACAGTTTCTAATAATGTATCTACCTCTTGTATACGTTTAGAACCTAAGCCTACAAACTTTGTAGGATCTGGTTGCATAGTAGTAGTAGCTAACTCCATTATCTCTTCTTGTTTTTGTTTAATAAAAACAGGATCAACAGACGTTTGCATTTCTTGCATGATAGTTGCAATCTGATTAGCACCTTGTGCTCTAGCAGTGGCTTTAAGATTGTCAGCGGCGGCTCCGTACGCACTTGCTTTAGGTGTATCACCTCGTCTAGCTGCATCCATTTGTAACTGTTGAAGTTGATTTATTCTAGAGGCAACTCCAGTAATTCCAGTAGCACCAGATGTAAGTTGTTTAAACTGTTCTGCTTCTTGTTGTCTTCGAGAAAAACTACCGGCACCTTGAGCAGCAGTAAACAAACCCTGCTGATATGAAGGACTCATCAGCCCTTGTATAAACGATTCTGCAAACCTAGCCATTAGACTTTTACTCCTAAAGCTCCTGACAACAATCCAGTACCAACAGTACCAAACAAGTTAGCTTGTCCTAGTGCCGCTGCCAAACGAGACTGAAGCCCTGTCATAGACCCTTCACCAAACAACCCAGCACCGTACAACTGACCACGTTGAGCCATCTCAATCGGTGTCATGCCTAGCTGTGCTACGTTCATAAGCTGTGCTTGTGGTATGTACGATCCTGTCAACGCACCCAGTGCAAGCTGTTGTTGTGCCTGCTGTGCTGCAATGTCTTGCAGAGACAACTGACTACCCAAGCCAGCGTACTGTAGACCTAAGCCAGCCTGTTGTGCCTGTAGTCCACCAGCAACCTGAGCCAACTGTGCAGCCTGTTGTGCTGATGTAGCTGCCCTGCCAAGACCTTCAGACTGCAACTGAGATTCAATCTGCTGTGCGCTGAGTCCAAGCTGTGACAACTGTGCA